AGTTGTTATTGAGGATCGCGCCGGTGCGGTTGTTCTCGGCGTCGAAGCTGCCGACGATGCGGTCGGTGGTGCCGTCGAGGCCCTTGAAGGTGATGGTGCTGCCCACTTTTTCGCTGGTGCCGGCCAGGGCGGCGGCGATGATGCGGGTGACTTGCTCGAAGGTGTAGCCGCCTTCGAGCGCGTACTGGTGCACGGCGGCGGCCAGGGCGTTGAGATCGACGCCGCCGCTGCTGGCGGTGTTGAGCTTGTTGCCCATGGTGCCGGCCTCGTTGAAGCCGGCCGCCACGGCCGACCAGACGGCGGTGGCCACGGTGCCCGGCGTCATTTCGGTGAGGTTTTCGGTGGTGCCGCTCATGTGCCCGATGGCGTAGGCGATGAGGCTGCCGTCGATGCTGATCTCGCTCGTGCCTTCCAGCCAGCCGAGGGCGCCGATGTCGGCGCTGCCGATGAGGCTGATGGTGGCGCTGCCGGGTGCGCCGATGGTGGCGACGATGTCGCCGGAGGCGTTGATGCTGATGGTGGCATTGCCGACACCACCTGCGATGAGGCCGCCGATGGCGCTGGCGTCGATGCTGATGGTGGCCGCGGCCTGCATGTTGCGGCCGAGCGCCCCTTCGCCGCTGGCGGTGAGGGTGATGTCGCAGCGGTTGTGCGAGGCCATGCCGCCGGCCTTTTGCGGCATCAGCCACGCGGACGGGTGGCGGTTGCCCTGCGGGATGGCGGAGAGCGTGCCGAAGTTGAGCTGCGTGCTGCGCAGCGCACCGGGGCCGCCCAGCGCCTGCGGCGTGCGGGCGGGCGTGTATATCGAAACCAGGGCGCCGCCGCGATACCGGAACGGCGAGAAGCCGAGGCGGTAGCCGTTGGTCATCAGCGCCATTACGATCTCGCGATTTCGGCGGCGGCGAGCATCTCGGCCGCTTCGAGTTTTTCGGCGGTTATCTGCTTCTGCTCTTCCGCCACCAGCGCCGCGAGGCGGTAGGTGTCGCCCTTCCATTGCTGGAAGTTGGCGACCACATCGATCAGGCGCTTATCCATCGATCAGCTCCAGGCGTGCGCGTGCTCGACGAGCAGCGGGGCGTTGGCCGTGGTGGCGCCGGTATTCATCAGCATCCACTGGATGCAGGCGCCGTCGGGGATCTTCGCCATGTTGGGCAGGGCGTTGATGAAATCCGCCACGGAATGCACGCCGGAGGCCGGCAGCGGGATGCCCCAGAGCGGCTTGACCAGGTGCAGCACCAGCTGCCCGCTGCCGGTGTAGGCGGTGCCGCCGGAGAAGGTGAAGCTGGTGAGGTCGCTGATGCCGGTGTCGCCGGCCGCCATGGGCAGGAACGGCGCATAGCGTGTTGCGGCGCCGCCGGAGTGCGGCACGGCGCCGATGACCGGCGTGGCGGCCATGCCGACGGTGACCGGGCAGGACTTGGCCGCGCCGGCGGTGTTGAGGTAGTTGAAGGCGGTGAGGTTCGGGCCGCCGGTTGCCGGCGCCACCTCGGTACTGAAGAAGGCGCGCAGGCCCTTGCCGTTGGGGTAGCGATCGACCTTGGCGGCGGTGTTGCTGATGGCCGACATGGTGATCGTGCGGCTCGTGGTGCCGGTAACGTCGGTGCCGGTGATCGGCACATAGCCGACCTGGTCGACCGCCAGCAGGAACCACGGCGCCCCGGCGGCGGCGACGATGTTGGCGCCGGCGTAGAGGAAGTGCTTGGTCAGGCTGGCCACGTCGCCGCCGTGCTGCCATGCGCCATCGGCCCAGGTGTCGTCGGTCGGCACGAAGGTGAGCGAGGTGCCGGGGTAGGCGCTGGCCGGCTCGGACCCGGCGAACACGCCGAGGTTGGTCCAGAAGGCGGCCACCTGCGCGGTGCTGATGGTCTTGAAGCGTACGTCGTACTGGAATTGCTCGTCGACGGTGACGCTGCTGATGAGGTCGTCTTGTGAGGTAAAGCCCATGCTATTGCTCCCAGAAGGATTCGATCATGCCGACGAGCGGCGCGGAGGCGAGTGACCCGGCCACGCCGCGCCCGATCCAGCCGAGGAAGGCGTTGGGCGCGATGCGGACGGACCCGGCACGCTGCCGGATGCGCTCAAGCTCGTAGGCGTCGCCGTAGCTTTCTGTCGGCGAGCTGGTCGGCCGGCGGCATTCCTCGCGGGCGTAGGCCATCTCGATCGGCTTGACGAGCACGATGGCGGCGAGGCCGCCGTTGGCGACGTTGACGGTGAGTGACACGGGGCGCTTGACGCCGCGCACGTTGGCATTGAGCGGCACGAAAGGCGACACGCCGGCGGCGTTGGCCACGGCGCTGCAGAGTGCCCCGGAGGGTTGCGCGGCCGGGCAATAGACGATTTCGGTGGTGCGCTCGACATCGTCGGCGTCGATGTACTTGATCGTATAGCTGCCGCCGCCGGCGGTGGGCGCCTGCGTGACCAGCATCATCTGCACGCCGACGCCGTCGGTGTAGCGATCGAGGCCGATGGTCGTGTCGAAAACCTGCTCCTCGCCGGCGGCATCGAGATCGATGAACGGCACATAGAGCAGGTAATCGAGCAGCATGAGCTGCTGATTCTGGTTGCTGGTGCCGGTGACGCTGGCCGCGGCCGACATGACGATGACGCGCTTGAGCCAGCGCGAGGTGTTCTGCTCGGGGATGTAGATGCCCTCGCGGGCCTCGAGGCGCTGCGCGATCAGCGGACTGCTGGCGTAGTAGTTCGGTATCGGCACGCCGGCCGCCGTGGAGTAGTCGAACCACTGCCCCGCGATGGTGGCCGCCGAGGGCGGCACCTTGCGGAAGAAGGACAGCCAGCTGCGGCCGTCTTCTTCGGAGTCTGCCCAGGCGGCGACGTGGCGAAAGCCCATGATTTACTCGGCCGTGACGGTGAGGTCGCCGATGGCGAACTGCGGCTGGATGTTCTGGTTGATGTCGAGATCCGCCGAGAGGTCGCCGATGATGGCCTGGCTGACGGCGCCGCTCGGCGTATCGACCACGACGAAGGCCGTGGCCGTTTGCGTGGCGCCGGCATCGGTGCGCTTGCCGAACTGGATCAGGCCGGCGTTGGTGAAGTTGCTGCCGTTGTCGGTCCAGGCGGTGGCCTTGGTGAGCGCGACGCGGGCGTATCCCGTGTAGGTGCACTCGTTGGCGACCGGGTTGGCCTCATTGACGGCGCCGCCCGCGTCGGTGACGAGCGCGAGGTATTGCGTGGCGCCGGCGCGATACGACGGGTCAGTGCCCTGCAGGTGCATCTTGAGCGTGGCATTTTCGGTGGCGTTGGACATGGACATGGCGATGCTCCTTTAAGCGTCTTTCTCGGTCTGTACCGATTCCTTGATGTTGCCGGCGCTGTCGCGCACGATGCTGGTGGTGGTGCGGCGATCCGGCAGCGAGACGATGGCGATTTCTTCACGCTCCGGCATGATGGCCTCGACTTCGACGGTGACTTCCGGCGCGGCCACGGTGACGCTGGGCGCTTCGACCGACACCTGCACGACGGGCGCTTCCTGCGCACGCTCGGTGATTTCGTTGGTGACGTTGACGACCGGCGCTTCAGACGGGGCGACGTTGATACTGGCGCGCACGTCCGGCGTGTGGATGACCGGGGCCACGGTGATGCTGGGCGGCAGCGGCGGCGATTCGACGCGCTGGCCGATGTGGCGCACTTCGGCCGAGAGCACGGCCAGCGACTTGGCGGTTTCCGGGTCCTGCTTCGGTTCTGGCGGCGGCGCCGGAGGCTGGGCGGCCTTGTCGACGTAGCCGACGGTGTCGATGCCGGCGGACATTTTCTCGAAACGGGCGATGTCGGCGAGCACGTCCTCGATGTCGACGCCGTTCTGGGCGGCGATCATCTGCGGGCTGGCGACGCCGCTCTTGACCTGCAGGCGCGCGGCTTCAATGTCCTTGAGCGGATCGACCCACTGCCAGCGGCGGCCCTGCCAGGCGTGGGCGCTGAATTTGTCGAGCTTCCCGAGCGGCAGCGCGGAGCCGTTGGCGAGGGTGATCTGGCCGAAGGCAAGCGCGCTTTTCAGCCATTCGGCAAAGACCGGGCGGAGGAAGGATTCGATAAACCAGGTTTGCACCAGCATCCAGCTGTCGCGCTCGGCGAGCGCGCCCTGGCGGATGCTGCTGTAGTTGACGCCCTCGAGGTCGTTGGCGAGCGCGTTGTAGGCGACGCCGAGGCCGGAGGCGATGCCGCGCAGGCATGCCTTGGTGAATTCGCCGAACATGGCCGACGGGTAATCCGGGTCGAAGGGCTTGAAGTCGTAGCCGGCCGGCAGGGTGCCGAAGGTGCCGGGGTCGGCATCGGTGTAGGGCACGCCGTTCTGATCGGTGCCATCGGCCAGCGGGGCCATGTCGCCATCCGGGCTGGTGAAGAAGCCCATCTTGCTGGCACCGACGCGGCTGGCGATGATGGCGGCTTCGGTGTAGCCGTCGAGGTTGTTCATCTGGCTCATGGCGGCGTGCATCCAGGGCACGCCGCGCAGCTGCTCGGGGCGATCGACGACGAAGCGGTGCAGGATGTCTTCGGCCGGCACGCGCACATGGTTGGCGACGGCCTGGCCGGCGGTGTGATCCATGTCGCCCGGGTGATGCGTGCGCAGCCAGTAGGCGACCGGGCGGCCGAACTCGTTGATCTCGACGCCCATGCGGATCTTGTTGCCGCCCTTGGCGGTGTCGTTCAGCTTGGTGTCGAGGCGGTCGATGTCGATCGCCTGCAGGGCGATGCCGAAGGCGTTGCCGGCGCTCTTGCCGCGCACGATGCGGACGAGGAATTCGCCGTCGCGGGCGGCAGCGGTGGCGAGCATGCGGCAGAGATCGCGGAAGCTGCTGTGCCCGGAAACATCGCACACGCCGAGCGCGGACCAGCGCGCGAAGGCGGCCTCGATGGCATCGTTGGCGCCGGCGTCGGGCTGGTCGGCGGTGTCATAAACACGCGCCTGCAGGGTGAAGCCAGCCGGGCCGACGACGTTGTCGGCCACCATCTTGATGAACTGCTTGGCGTAGACGTTGTTCTGCGCCAGGTCGCGGCTGCGGGCGCGCAGCACGTCGAGGTTGCGGTAAATATCCGCGTTGGCTGAGAGGTTGGTCGTCGTCCAGCTCGCGGTGAGGCGGGAGAGCATGGCGGCGTTGTAGTCGCGCCGGCCTTGCGGGCGCGGCGCCGGCTTCCGGGAGAAGCGGCGCGCGATGTTTTCCAGAAAGCCCATCAGATCCTCACGACGATCTTGTTGCGGTTGGGCAGCCCGGCGGCGAGATCGCTGGCGGCCTGCTCGGCGCGCACTTCGCGCTCGTAGCGGTCGCGCAGCTTGAGCAGATCGCCGA